AGGAAATCATACGGTTACCTTCCGTTGCCTTGACAGTGATATCGAGTCAGCAAGTGCAGAAGTTGTTCGTACATTCACGGTATTGGAATTACCTTTTGAAATCATAACTGTTAATGTGACACATGTAAAGGCAGCACATATTCAGACGCTCCGTACCGCTGTAAATAGAGTGCGTAGCTATTACAACCTTTCCCCTGTGACTTGGAGAGAGGAGATTATTGCGGGAAAGACCACTATCAAGAATTGGCCGTCCCATATTACCGAAATTCGTAAAGCTATTGATATGGTTATTGTGGTAATAAATGATTTTGATTCTGCTACGACATTTGACATCCAACCCTTCTCATGGCTACCCATTGGAATGGGGCGACCTAAGGCAGATACCATGGAACAGATACACAGCCTTCTCCTAACACTATAAGGGTTATAAAAATATAATTCAGCGCTCTTGCGATATGCAGGGGCGCTTTTCAATACACAAAACTTAATGGAGGTGTTTTTAATGAAAGAGATATGGAACTGGATACAGTTAGCCTTTGCAGCTGCTGGGGGATTTCTCGGATGGTTTCTCGGTGGGCTGGATGGATTCCTTTATGCGCTCATAGCATTTGTCGCCATAGATTACGTGACTGGCGTGCTTTGTGCCATTATTGATAAAAGGCTATCCAGTGAAATCGGCGCAAGAGGCATATTCAAAAAGGTGCTTATTTTTACATTGGTGGGTGTAGCCCATATCCTTGATACGCAGATACTTGGTAGCGCTGGGGACAACGGTGGTGTACTTCGCACGGCAGTAATCTTCTTCTACTTGGGCAATGAGGGAGTTTCTATTTTGGAGAATGCCGCCCATATTGGACTACCCATCCCAGAAAAATTAAAAGAGGTTCTAAAACAGCTACATGGTCGTGATGAAGAACCCCGTAAGCCAGGTGATGGAATATGATTGATTTAACAAAAGCTGTAACTGTGTTCATTGGTCGGCGTGGTGAGCACTACTTTCGCCACCTTGAGTTTGACGTTTCTAGTTTATTGGATGGTTCTTATCCTGGTTCATCTCTAAATGCTATATATAAAAGACCAGATGGCACTGCCTATCCGGTGGTTACTACTTATGCTGATGGCATTCTAACATGGTCACCCAGTGCAACAGACACACAACTTGTTGGTGTCGGTCAGTTGGAAATAAGAGTTACTTATGGTGATGTGGTTGGTAAAAGTGTTCGGGTACTGACCATCGTCGAAGAGGCCCTTGCAGACGGTATAGTCGAACCACCCGAGCCACCTGCCCAGGAATGGCTCAATCGGGTGCTTTCTGCCTTAGCCGAACTGGATATTGAAGAAATAAATAGTATGTTAAATCTCATTTATAACCTGCTAAATAACAACTATGATTTGCTAAACACCACACACAACCGGTTGAACGATACCTACGGCTTAGTCGGTGATAACTATGAATTGTTAAACACCACAAATAGTCTGTTAAATGATAACTACAATCTGCTAAACACCACGAACGATCTAATTGAAGACATGCGTGACACATTATACATGAGGACTGGTATTATTCTCAACCATTTGCATCCCATAGAAACGGCTACTGCACCAGATATGGTAAGCCGAAGAGGGGCCATCACATTTACTGGCATAAATAGTGGCAATAACGTAATCCTCGGCCCGGTAACCTACACATTTGTTACATCCTTGGGCAGTCCGACCGCAAACAATGTGCAAGTGTTAATCCAAGGCACCCTTCGCAATTCTGTCAAGAAACTTGCAGAAGCTATAAGGGGTATCCAAGATGTAGCGAACATTGCTTATGGGTCAGGAATATCATCAAACCCGGCTTGCACAGCCTATTGGACGAGTCAGATTTTCTCCATTGGTGATGTTACTATTCCTTCTGGTGAGAGTCTATTTTTGCTGGAAAGAACAGAAAATGCTACGACAGCATTGACCCTTACCTCTACTGCAACAGCTACTATCAACGCATTCACCAGAGCAAGCTATTTGAGATATGTGTTGAGCGGCAATGCTACCGGTGCGGGCGGGATTAATAGTGTCCGAGGACCTTTGCACACATTATTGCCCATTGGTAGTGTGGTTATAGGTGGACAGGGCGGATTGCTATATCCGACGGCTTATGATTGTCATTTGGTTACCCTTTGCCGTCAATCGGATACAAGTGAAAAAGAACTAGACTTATATATCTCAAATGATGAAGTGAACTTTACCAGAATCTCACGCAGCACGCCTATCGGTGCTGATAGTTCAAACGCTGGGTTGCATATTCATATTCAAATACGTCAAAGCCGAGTGCCTTCTGGTTATGGGCTGTATATCAGCATGGGAAGTGATGGAACATCGGCGAGTGCTTTTTGTGATTTGAAGTTTACCTACCACCTATACCCTGTCAATCTTGCGACAATTTGAATATGAGGTGATTTTAATGAATTTACGCAAGTTAATACTTACGAATAATGCTTGCTTTAAAGCAGGTAAAACGATAATCCCCAAAGGCATCATGGTTCATTCTACCGGGGCAAATAATCCATGGCTGAAACGCTATGTTGGCCCAGATGACGGTTTTCTTGGAAAGAACCAATACAACAATCATTGGAACCAAGATAAGCCCGGTGGTCGCCTGGTTTGTGTTCATGCCTTCATCGGCAAACTTGCGGATGGAACAATTGCCACATACCAGACTCTTCCGTGGAACCATCGCGGATGGCACGCTGGAGGAAAGGCAAATGACACCCATATAGGCTTTGAGATTTGCGAGGACGGTCTTTCGGATAGCACCTATTTCAACAAGGTGTACCGGGAGGCCGTTGAACTTTGTGTATATCTTTGCAAACTTTATGGCTTTACCGAAAAGAACATCATCTGCCACAGTGAGGGTTACAAGCTGGGCATCGCCAGTAATCATGCAGATGTGATGCACTGGTTTCCTAAACACGGCAAGTCGATGGATACCTTTCGAGCCGAGGTCAAAAAGGCACTGACTCCCATTAACCCATATAAAATATACACCGTAGTTAAGGGTGACTCCCTTTGGAAGATTGCTAAAGAAAAGCTTGGTAATGGCGAAAGATATTCAGAGATAAAAGCACTCAACGGTCTATCTACTAATATCATCTATGCCGGACAAAAATTGAAAATTCCCAATTAAGAACAATGCCCTTGGAGGTCAAAAAACTTCCGAGGGCATTATTTTTTTCTAAACCGTCAGATTTCCTTTCCTCCCGTGGCTACCAGGTAGAGGGCAACAAATTAAATCGCCCTTTAGAAAGAGGTGAAGGACATGAAACACAACCTTAAAATCAGCGTTTCAAAAGAGCCACAGACAGGCGGAATCGTTACTTGTCGTAATGTCACCATAAGGGAACGCATCCTACGCTTCCTCCTTGGAGATAAACGACGTGTAACCATTCTAATTCCCGGAGATAGTGTCGAGGAACTCTCTATCTGTGAGACTACGAAAGGAGGAAACGACCTTGAGCAAAGTAAAGTTACTGCTTGATGTGGTAGATGATATGCGAAGTCTTGCAGACAGCATACAGGCAGTTTGTGATGCAATGACAGAAAGTGATTCTGCTTTCAAAGAAGTGCCTGCCACAAAGACAGAAACAAAAAAGGAGCCGGATATCCCACTTGAAAAAGTGCGTATGGTGCTTGCCGAAAAGAGCCAGCTTGGATTTACAGCCGAAGTACGAGGAATCATTCAAAAGTATGGTGAAGACAAGCTAAGTGCCGTTGACAAGGCTTACTATGCTGACATCTTGAAAGATGCGGAGGTTCTTGGCAATGGGTAATCACGCAATATTATCTGCATCATCTTCACACAGGTGGCTTCATTGCTTACCATCAGCAAGGCTTGAACTTGAGTTTGACAATACAAGCGGTGCTGCAGCAGACGAAGGATCAGCGGCACATGCACTCTCAGAGCACAAACTGAAAAAGGTGCTTCATATAAGGAGTAAGCGTCCTATATCAGACTATGACTCAGATGAGATGGAAGAATGCACGGATGCCTATGTTGACTTCGTTATGGAACAGGTGGAACTTGCAAGGAAGTCCTGCAATGATCCAATCGTCCTTATCGAAAAGCGTCTTGATTTTTCCTGCTATGTACCAGACGGCTTTGGTACTGGAGATTGTTTAATCATCTCAGATGAAAGACTTCACATCATAGATTTCAAATATGGCATGGGTGTGCTTGTGGATGCAGTGGACAATCCTCAGATGAAACTTTATGCCTTGGGTGCTCTTGAAATCTATGACAGCCTTTATGATATCAACGAAGTGTCAATGACGATTTTCCAGCCAAGAAGAGAAAATGTCAGCACATGGACTATGCCGGTAGAGGAGCTTAAATGTTGGGCAGAAGAGGAACTTAAGCCAAAGGCAGTAAAAGCCTATAACGGAGAGGGTGAATATATACCTGGTGAATGGTGTACTTTCTGCAAAGCTGCAGTCAGATGCCGTGCAAGAGCCGAAGAAAAATTAAAACTCGCACAGACAGAGTTTAAGATGCCACCGTTACTTACTGACAATGAGATAGAAGAGATTCTGTTCATTCTCCCCGACCTTACTAAATGGGCAAATGAAATAACAGCCTATGCCACAGACGCCGCTGTGAATCACGGCAAAGAGTGGAACGGTTTTAAGGTTGTGGAAGGTCGCTCGGTTCGCAAATACAAAGATGAAGATGCCATCGCAGAAAAAGCTGTGTCAAGCGGATTTAAAGACATTTACCGTAAGAGCCTTATTCCTATGACAGAGATGCAGAAACTGATGGGTAAAACCAAGTTTGAGGAAATTCTCGGTGACCTCATTTATAAACCACCGGGCAAGCCGACTCTCGTTCCCAACTCGGATAAAAGACCGGTTATGAACGTTGCAGACGCAAAAAACGAATTTAACGAAATTATGGAGGATTAAATATTATGGCAAATAACACTAATAAAACTAAGGTTATCACAGGTGTAAACACAAGACTTTCTTACTTCCACGGATGGGAGCCAGTATCTATTAACGGTGGTGCTGAGAAATACAGTGTGTCCGTTCTCATTCCAAAGGATGATAAGGAAACCATAGATGCAGTAAACGCTGCAATCGATGCAGCTATTGAAGAAGGTATTGCGAAGTTCGGTGGTAAGAAGCCAAATAAGGCTACCATTAAGCTTCCGCTCCGTGACGGTGATGTAGAGCGTGACGATGAGGCATACAAGGGGCATTATTTTATCAATGCCAACAGCATAACCGCTCCGCAGATTGTAGACAAAAGAGTTAAACCTATTTTGGATCGCAGTGAAGTGTACAGCGGTTGTTACGGTAGAGTTTCTCTTAACTTTTATGCTTTCAACTCCAACGGCAATAAAGGTGTAGCTTGTGGTCTTGGAAATATTCAAAAAATCAAGGACGGCGAACCTCTCGGTGGCAAGACCTCTGCAGCAGATGATTTTACTACTCTTGTAGATGATGACTTCCTTGCCTAATAGAAACGGTAACTTATGGTGGTGGAGGTACTCTCTCTGCCACCCTTTTTCTTTTAGGAATGGAGGCATGTTATGAAGAACTTGGAAATCGATATTGAAACATACTCATCTGTTAATTTGCAAAAGAGCGGAGTTTTCCGTTATGTAGAGGCAGATGACTTTGAAATATTACTGTTTGGATATTCTGTCGATGGCGGAGAGGTTATGGTGGTTGACCTTGTGAGTGGAGAAAAGATACCGAAGAAGATACTCAATGCCTTAACCGATGAAAATATAACCAAATGGGCATTCAATGCTCAGTTTGAGCGTGTCTGCCTTTCCCGTTATCTTGGATATCCCTTTGGATATTATTTAAATCCCTCATCATGGAAATGTTCAATGGTATGGTCGGCATATATGGGACTTCCCCTTTCCTTGGAAGGTGTGGGTGCCGTTCTTGGCCTTGAAAAGCAAAAGCTGACCGAAGGTAAAGACCTTATAAGATACTTCTGTGTTCCGTGTGCTCCTACCAAATCCAATGGTGGAAGAACTCGTAATATGCCAAGCGATGATGAAGAGAAATGGCAGAGGTTTAAGGCTTACAACAAGCGTGATGTTGAAACGGAAATACAGATACAGCAAAGGCTTATAAAGTTCCCTGTTCCGGAAGACATATGGGATGAATACCATCTCGACCAGGAAATTAATGATCGTGGCATAAAGGTAGATATGGATTTTGTAAAACAGGCTATTGCTGTGGATGATGTTTCTCACGAAAAACTGATGTCAGCAATACAGCAAATGACAGAACTAGATAATCCCAACTCGGTACAACAGATGAAGGGCTGGCTTTCTGAAAACGGACTTGAAACAGATACACTTGGTAAAAAAGCTGTGGCAGAGCTATTAAAAGATGCACCGGTGCATTTGGCTGAAGTTCTTAAGCTCCGTCAGCAGCTCGCAAAATCGTCTGTTAAGAAATATACGGCAATGGAAAATGCTATTTGTGCAGATTCTCGTGCCAGAGGTATGTTTCAATTTTATGGCGCAAACAGAACCGGCCGCTTTGCAGGACGGCTTGTGCAATTACAGAACCTGCCTCAAAATCATATGCCGGATTTAAAAGAGGCAAGAGGCATAGTGAAAAGCGGTGATTATGAAACGCTTGAAATGCTCTATGAAGATATACCGGACACCCTCTCACAGCTTATCCGCACAGCCTTTGTGCCAAAGGACGGCAATAAGTTTATTGTTGCAGACTTTTCTGCAATTGAGGCTCGTGTGCTTTCATGGCTTGCAGGTGAAAAATGGAGAACTGAAGTATTCGCAAGCGGCGGTGATATTTATTGTGCATCTGCATCTCAGATGTTTAAAGTCCCTGTTGAAAAGCATGGTGTGAACGGTCATCTAAGGCAAAAAGGAAAAATAGCAGAATTAGCACTTGGATATGGCGGATCAGTCGGTGCATTAAAGGCTATGGGTGCATTGGAGATGGGCCTTGCAGAGGAAGAATTGAAACCCCTTGTAAATGCCTGGAGAGCATCCAATCCAAACATCGTAAAGTTCTGGTGGGATGTTGACTCTGTTGTTAAGAAATGCATCAAGGAAAATAAGTCACAGAAAACTAATAATATTGAGTTTCATTGCATGAGCGGAATGTTATTCATATTTCTTCCTTCCGGCAGACAACTTGCCTATGTAAAACCTCGTATCGGTGAAAATATCTTCGGTGGTGAGTCTGTGACTTAT